GATTTATTATTGGTCCGCAGATTTTTAATATTATAAAGTCAGCACTAATGGATCCGGAGATGGAGGATCTGCCAACAGACTACACAAGAGGTGTTGACTTTAGAATCAACAAAACTACAAAAGGTGGTTATGCTGACTATTCCACATCCAAGTGGTCAAGAAAAACAACTCCACTATCAGAAGAACAACACAAGGCCATTGAAACACATGGTTTACACAACCTTGGTGACTTTTTGCCTAAAAAGCCTGGCGAAGTTGAAATCAAGGTGATGGAAGAAATGTTCAGAGCATCAGTGGATGGTGAGCCCTATGACGCAGAAAAGTATTCACAATACTTTAGGCCTGCAGGACTTAGAGCGCCAATGACAGGCAGTGGCACAACATCTCAACCACAACCTGCTCCAGCAGTAAAAGTTGAAACTGCTGAGCCAACTGTGTCTGCGACACCCGAGCCTACTCCTGCTCCACAACCAGAACAACCTGCAGAACAACCTGCCACAACAAATGGGAGTAATTCAAAAGCAGAAGACATCCTGGCAATGATCAGAGCAAGACAACAAAAATAATCACTTGAAACTTATTTTTGCGAGAACAAAAGACACACTGTCTTTTACACCTTCTAAAGTTGCTGAATATTACATTCAGCAACTTGGTGAAAATAATAAATTCCACAGCAATATTAAAAAAGTTATTCCAATTGATAGGCTGTCTGATGTTATCATACATATAAATCATTTTTTCCAAGAAAAATTGAAAATAGATATTTTCAATACCTACATCAATTGTGATTGGACACAAACTAGGCTTAATAATTGCCATCGCGATTGGGTAAAAATACAACAAACATATCCTATTATTCCATTACTTCAGAAAGTCAAACCAGAATTAGTTGAATCTTTTCGTTCTATAAATTCGTTGATACATGATATAGAATATTCATATGAATTTGATTATTGTAACTACACAACCAATGTGTGGAGTTGTAAAAATAAATTTGATACTTCTATTACAACATTTGATAGGCATCAGATTAGCATACAGTACAGCAATTTAGGGCGATCATTGTTTAACAAATGGTTTAATAGTGATGACAACATTGAAGATTCTGATACAAACAATTTTGATAACCTTAGTGGGGACATTCGTATTACTTTGAGACGACCTTTTTCTGTGCAACCATTTGTTGAGTACGTAAATTGGTGTAAACAGAAAAATGTTTCAATTATTGGTGCACACATAAACATTGGCAACTTTGATGCTGATTTGGACACGCTACAAAAAATTTGGCAAAACAATGTAAATGGAGATTTTTATTTTGAAATATAATTTTGAATTGACAAACTACTGTTTTGAATATAAAGTATAATAAAGGAGCAACATGGTCAAACCATTTGATGTAACAAAATTTAGAAAGTCCATTACAAAATCTATAGATGGACTTGGCATTGGATTTAATGATCCTACAGATTGGATATCCACAGGCAATCATGCACTGAATTATTTGATATCCGGAGACTTTTACAAAGGCATTCCACTAGGCAAAGTCACAGTATTTGCAGGCGAATCAGGATCTGGCAAATCTTACATTTGTTCAGGAAACATAATTAGGGAAGCACAAAAACAGAATATATTTGTGATACTTGTGGATTCGGAAAATGCACTTGATGAGGCGTGGCTAAGAGCTGTGGGTGTAGATACTTCAGAGGACAAATTACTAAGACTTGGCATGAGCATGATAGATGATGTTGCTAAAACTATATCAAACTTTGTAAAAGAATACAAAACTGATTATGGCGACAAGGAGCCAACAGACAGACCAAAAGTATTATTTGTTTTAGACTCTTTGGGCATGATGATGACTCCTACTGATGTTGATCAGTTCAACAAAGGTGACATGAAGGGCGACCTGGGCAGAAAGCCTAAGGCCTTAACAGCACTTGTAAGAAATTGTGTAAACATGTTCGGCAGTCTGAATGTTGGCATGGTAGCAACCAATCATACATATGCATCGCAAGACATGTTTGATCCAGATGATAAAATTAGTGGCGGACAAGGCTTTGTGTATGCATCAAGTATTGTGGTTGCAATGAAAAAATTAAAACTTAAAGAAGACGAAGCAGGCAACAAAATAACTGATGTAAGGGGTATCCGAGCCGCATGTAAAGTAATGAAGACAAGATTTGCCAAACCATTTGAAGGAGTACAAATCAAGATTCCATATGAAACAGGCATGGATCCATATTCAGGTCTTTTAGATTTATTTGAGAAGAAAGGCCTTATTACACAGCAAGGCAATCGTTTGAAATATATAACAGCAACTGGAAACGAGATACTTGACTATAGAAAAGCATGGGGCAAGGACAACTTAGAAATTGTAATGCAAGAGGTAAGTAATCAGGTTGCATTAGATGAACATGCGACACCAGAAATAAATTTAGAGGAAGAAGAAGCAATACAAAACATAGACAATGGAGACACAGATGCTAGTTGATGTTTGGGGTTTGATCAAATCATACGTATCAGCCAAGGATCGATCCATTGTTGCTGAAAAATTTGTTGGAATTGCAATGGACAATGGCATTGATGATGAAAGTCTTAGGGAACTAATTGGGCATGATGATGCTTTAGACGATGCAATACGTTATAATCTTGACATCGAAGAAGATGAAGAAGATTATGAAGACGCATGAATTGGTTCTCAATTGTAACACAAGACGTAACTAAGATACCCGATGCTATCGGACACTATGAATCAGAACTTGAAAAAGCATCATTAGAAGTCAAACTACATGGAAACATTGAAAAACAATCTGCGTCAATGCCAGGAGTTGTAGAATCACGCTTTCGACAACTGCAAGAAATAGAAGGCATTCTTAAACACTTAGAAATACAAGCACGCAGACTTAAAACCAAACACTATAAGAAATACTTAGAAAACTATCAGCGAGCACTCACTTCAAGAGACGCAGAAAAATATGCTGAAGGTGAAGATGAAGTATGTGATTATGAGGCTTTGGTAAATGAATGGGCTTTGCTACGCAACAAGTGGCTGGGTGTAATCAAAGCACTTGACCAAAAACAATGGCACATCACCAACATAGTCAAACTTAGAGTAGCCGGCATGGAAGATGCCAATCTATAATATTTCACTGTACAAAAAAATTTAATAGTGTAATTTCTGCACAACTCCTGTAACCTATTAACACTATATTTTACGTTTTTATTATAATAAATTATAGTGACAATAAAGGATTGACATGCAAAAAATATTAAAATTAATAACATCATTAACAAAACTAGCAAGATTAGGCCAGAAGAAAAACGTTAAGGAGGCATTCACATATGTCAACTGAATCGAATCAAACAACAAAAGGCCAATGGATATATTCACATGGGATATGGCATCCTGTGTACAAATGGTAGGGAAAGGGAAAAAATGTACAAAGTATTTGAATACACTTCAAGAAGTCTCGGTCAGTTTACTAATTTTATTGGTAATATGTTCAGTGCTGATGACGAGAACATTATTGATTTCTGCAGACATGAATACGGACCTGATTGGCAGTGGGCGTATATTGACATCAAAAATAAAAGAGCAAAAAATTTAAGAAAAGCTAGTTAATGATTGAAATTAATATTTGGTTCTTTATTATTACTGCACTAATTTTAGTATTAGGAAACATAATATTAATGTTAAAAATAATTCCATCCAACGAAGAAGACAAAGCTCGTTGGGCCTGGATGAAGGGTGAAGGCCCTGACCCATATAAGGAGAAACATAAAGGTGAGTAAAATAAAGCACAACATACTAACACAAACAAAGGCATCTTCAAGTTTTAGGTTTTCGCCTTTGAATACAAATAAAATTGTTTTTGCAGGACATAGCAGACCTGTGAACATGAGTAGGAGATACAAATAAATGAATATTATTAGAAAAATCTTAAACAGCTTCCGTGTACAAACTAAACAGGAATGGATTGAGGAATATCTTTCCAAGTCTGTGGATAGATATGATTTAGAAGCACGTCAACTTGAACTGACTAGAAAAGGCATTTACTAAATATTTAAAATGAACACAGCAGTATTTTTAATAGGCTTTTTGTGTTTAGGCCTTCCAGGCGCAGAAAAATGTCACAACATTGCATCCAAATATTTGTATATCACCATGGAAGACTGTGTGATAGCCAAAAACAATATCGAATATGAATTAAAGGATCTAGATGGTCTTGCACTGCAATGTATTCCAAGCGATCTTGTTGAAAACTATACAAATTATAGACCAAACGTAGTAGATCCTAACACACAATAATGCCAACAAGTTTTGGTGATTATCTAATGCTTATCTTCATGATGTTGGCCCTTCTCATGGTTGTAATTGGCATAATCTCTATGGCATTGAATAACAAGTTTTATAAAACAAACAGTAACAAACTTATGCGAATGAGAGTGTTGTTTCAAGGCATCACACTTATTTTACTTGCAGTTGTGGTTTGGTTTTCGACATAATAATATTGCAATCTTTATGTTAATTTGTTAATATTAAGTATCCAATTATAAGAGGAGAACAATTATGATTACATGGATTACAGATAGACTTAAAGAAAAAGCATCACATGGTGGAATTGGACTTGTTGCAGTAGGACTTATCATACTGTTTTTAGGCAGTTGGGTAAACATTGCCGCATACGCCGCCATAGTTTATGGTGCATATCAAATTATAACTAAAGGTTAACATTTACTGGGGGGTAATATTGCCCCCCTACTCTTTTACTATATCCATTACTATTTTGTAAAGCATTACAGAACACGTTGACATAGTTGCATCTGTGCTATATACTATCATTAATGAACGATAATACAAAAGACAAACCAACAATAGTAATCGAAGACGATGGCTATTGTGATTAATACGCTGGTGTAGCTCAGTTGGTAGAGCAGTTGATTTGTAATCATCAGGTCACCAGTTCGAATCCGGTCACCAGCACCACTGGGGGATTAGCTCAGCTGGGAGAGCGCCTCGTTTGCATCGAGGAGGTCGCAGGTTCGACCCCTGTATCCTCCACCAAAAAGGAGTAAAAAACATGGCAAAATTTACTAGAAACAACATGATACAAGCCATACGTCAACATGCAGAAGGCCATATATCTAAACATTCAATGAATGTTGAAGTGTACCTTAAAAATGCAGTTGGAGTTGGTGGAGAAGCACATCCAGATGTGTTAGAAGCAATTGAAAAAGAAATAGAAGTTGTTGCAAGATATCATGATCAAATCGAAGTGCTAGACAAATATTTTCCTCTTGACGAAGAATAAATTTGCTGTTAACTAAAGTAACTAAGTTCTGGAGAGAAGGTTATGTATCAGATCCATTTGCTTTCTATATGGAAATGGTATCTGCAATTTCGGTGATAATTGGTTCCTCAATATTGACCTATACTGTGTTAGCACCAAGACCTGACATTTTTGTGCCTTTTTATTTTGTTGGGAGTACGACAGGACTATGGGCCGCCATACTAAGGAAAACTCCATGGGTCACTGTGTTAACAGGATGGTTTACAATTATGAACACAGTTGCACTATATCAATTGTTTTTAATTTAGGAGGGATGGCAGAGTGGTTGAATGCACTGGTCTTGAAAACCAGCATAGGCGCAAGTCTATCGAGAGTTCGAATCTCTCTCCCTCCGCCATTGGCATTTTAGGTGATAGTAATGGATGCGGTGAATGGAGCAAAGATGGCCATGTTGTTCACACAGGATTACAGTATTACTTAGAACAAGTAAAGTATCGAGTTTTTAATTTTTCTACACCAGCTTGTGACTCACAAAATATTTTGTATCAGGCAAAGGCAAACAAAAAAATATTGAAAAAATGCAAGTATGTTTTTGTGTTTGTAACAGACATATCAAGAGGAATAAATTTGCAAAAATTTTGGCTGACTAGAAAAACAGTAGAATATTACAAAGATAGAAATTTAAAAAGGATTGAAAAATTTATAAATCAATTAGATGCTGTGAAACTACACAATCTAGTAATTTTAGGTGCACAGTCACCTATTGATCCAAAGATAGTGTCGAAGAAAAAATTTGTTCAATTTGCATTTAATATTTTTGAACTTCTTTTTGCAAATATAAATGGTTATGAAATGCATTTTGCACAACATCTAAACACTATTCCACAAGACATTAATAAGGATGTTATTGATTACATTTGGCAACAGCATCAAATTTGGGAACAATATCAAAATTCAGATTTTTTACAGCCTGATAGACATCACCCTAATAGGCATGCACACAAAATAATTTTTGATGCTTTAGTGAACAAATATAATCTATGAATCTTAATAAACCGCCACAAACAGAAAAAGATTTTGACAAAAAATATAAGTGGAAAATTTACATTTCAACCGGCAAAGGATGGCCACAAGGAATGTCCAAAGCATTCAAAGTAAAGGCGCAATATGATGCATGGTTATCTGAAAATAACATATCAGGTACATCTTACTATAATATGCTGTATTTGACACGAGACAAAGATGTTGTATACTTTAAACTAAGTTGGCCACATGATCAAAATTTTACTATTACAAATTTGCATTAATGATGTTATAATAATTTTGCGCCGATGGTGGAATGGTAGACACGCTGGTCTTAGGAACCAGTGCCTCGGCTTGTGAGTTCGAGTCTCACTCGGCGTACCATTGATCCTAGTTGGGGGATGTACTAGGCATCCCCCTATAAAAAAATGAAAAGACAAAGATACATATTAACAGATCTAGATGGCGTTTGTTTAGATTGGGCCAAACAGTTCAGAAAGTTTCTTGCATATTACCATCCTACTGTTGAACTTGAAGATCCAACTGCAAACTTTAAACATGTAAAACATATAATGGAAGAATTCTGTGTGTCTGCATGGATGGGTTGGTGTGAGCCGCTTAGAGATTCTGTAGAAATACTTTCTAAATTTAAACAAGAAGGTTATGAATTGCATGCCTGCACTGCAATGGGTTTTGATCCTTATGCAATTGCATTAAGAAAAATTAATCTTGAAAGATTTTTTCCTAACATATTTTCTAGGATAGACACAACTGAAATGGATGAACATGCAACCAAGTCAAATTGGTTGGAACAATACAGAGATAAAGATTGTGTTTGGGTTGAAGACAAATGGGCAAATGCATTATGTGGTGCACAAATGGGGATAAAAACATTTTTAATGCGACAACCTTATAACGGACAGTACAATGATTCAAGGATCACCAAGGTTGACAACTGGCAACAAGTATATTACTATATAAAAAACAATGACAGATAACACAGTATTCATTGGCTGGGATTCAAGAGAGGATATTGCCTTTCAAGTTGCCAAGCATTCAATTCAAAAACACAATCCCGATGTAAAAGTTTATCCATTAAAATTACCAACACTCCAAGAACTTGGTATCTACACAAGAGGCGTTGATGCAAAAGCATCTACTGAATTTACTTTCTCTAGATTTTTTGTGCCTATGCTGACAGGATACAAAGGCTGGGCACTGTTTATTGATTGTGATTTCTTGTGTATGACTGATATCAGCGAACTGTTTAAACAAGCAAACGACAACTATGCAGTGATGGTTGCTAAACATGACTATGCACCAAAGAATACAACTAAAATGGACGGCAAAGCACAAACTGTGTATCCAAGAAAAAATTGGTCATCCTGCATGTTGTGGAATTGTGAACATCCTTCCAATAAATTATTGGATCTAAATGCTTTGAATACAAATGATGGATTATGGCATCATAGATTTGTATGGTTAGCCGATCATGAGATAGGTGAGATATCACATGAGTGGAACTGGCTTACAGATTGGTATACAGCGCCAGAGGATGGTCAACCTAAAATGTTACATTACACAGAAGGTGGCCCATGGTTCGAAGATCTACAGGATGTGCCATATGCTCAAGAATGGCGTGATGCAAAGAAACAATATGATCTAACTTTAGTGGACACTGTTGAAGATAAAATTGCACGTGATGATGGCGGATGGTAAGTATTTCAAATGACCACGCTAACAGAAACAAATATTTTAGATAAAGTTGATTTAGGCGAATTTACTGACTTTGCATACGAACTTCCAAGTATAAGGAAACTTGCGCCAGATCTCCCACTTGATCCAGAAGTAACAAAGGTTACAGAAGAATTTTTTACAGAGCAAAATAATTGTAATTTTATTGCATTTGCCGATCAAGATGACGTCCCACTTTTGCCGTGGCATATTTTTGATGATGTTTTTGACCTTGATCATAAATCATTTTGTATAATAAATCAACCACCAGGACAATACATCAATCCACATTTTGACACGTATATAGGTTATTGTGAAAGAAATAAAGTGTCCACAGAACATGCTAGTAAAATTCAGCGGCACATAATTTTCTTGGATGATTGGCAATGGGGACAAACGTTTTGTTTTCCTAACAAAACTTACACTAATTGGAAAAAAGGCGATGTGATATCTTGGCCATATAAAACATGGCACTCAACTGCCAATGCAGGATTAAAAAACAGGATTGTTTTAACAATTACTGGTGTGCCTAATAATTTAAATTGATGGCATTTGGTGATTATTTCCAACAAACATAAGTTTATCTTTATCAAAACAGCTAAAACAGCAGGTTCAACTATTGAAACTTTGTTAAGGCCACACATAGACGAAACACAAGACATATGTTGTGGTTCGTTTGTATATAAAGATGGTAGCAAGATACCACCTACAGTGCCTTCATGTAATCTTCCCAATGATAATAGAGTAGAGGCACATATGAGTTGTAAAGATGTGTACGATGTTTTTTTTAACGGTGCAAAACCAAAAGATTACTTTGTGTTTACAGTAGAAAGAAACAGTTATGACAAAAGTGTATCTCATTATTATTGGCATTGTAGACAAAAAATGTTAGACAAAGGAAGAAAAATAGACCCACGAAAGTTTGAAGATTATTTGCAAGACATCTATGACACTAAATGTGATATGCCTAGTTGCTGGCATCGATATACTATTGGTAATAAAATTGCAGTGGACAAAATCTATCAGTATGACAACTTAGATACTATATTTAAAGATCTGAACAATATGTATGGACTGAATATCGATGTAGATCAACTTAAAACCACAAAGGTTAAAAGCAGTAATCGACCTGGCAAGGCAGTAAAATCATATTATGAAAAAGGACGTTTATCTTACAGGAAAAAACATCCTATGAAAATTGTCAAGTGGATGTGCCGCAGAGAGATAAAATACTTTAACTATGAAATCACTTAGCGTTATACAAAACATAAACAAAGTCCAAAGCGATCCTTTTCCGTATGTAATTACAGAAGATGCACTTCCAGAAAAATATGTTAAGGAACTACAAAGCACTCTACCCGACTCTTATATTGACAGTAAACCTTTTTCTGAAGTAGATCCATCCCAACGTATCAAATGGAAAATGCTACAAGAAGACAACTGGCCAATATCAAATATTTGGAAAGATTTTTTTGCGTATCATACTTCACGGGAATATTTTAATGCAGTATGTAACTTGTTCGAGCCATGGTGGACGTCCATGCCTGTGCAACCAAATAAAATTAATCTAGATGAAAGAAAAGGCAAGCCAGGAATGTACACTGCCTATACAGAAACACAATTTGTTAGACATAGGGTAATGGCTGAAGGACAAACAACTAGAACAGCACACTTAGATAATAAAATGGAAATATATGCAGGCCTTTTGTATTTTAGGCATCCTGATGACAACAGTAAAGGAGGCGGATTCAACATACACAGTGGACCTACTGTTCCGGAGTTCAATAGGAAGAACAACAATGAAGTAATAAATCCTGGTCCTATTGTAGCCACTTGTCCATACAAAACTAATACATTTGCAATGTTCTGGAACACTAGAAATGCTGTCCATTCTGTACAACCAAGAGAAAATGCAGAACAGGAAAGATGGTCAATTAACATTATAGGAAGATACAACAGCAGAAGCATGTGGTAATGCACAACAAGTCTAAGATAAAAATGTATAAGGAGCAATATAATTTTTGTAAACCTTATCTAAAAAAATTTAACACAGCACTAGATATAGGTTGTGATTGTTTTGAATGGACCATTGTTTTAATAGATGACTTTGAAGCAGTTAAAGCCTTTGATTTTAGGCCCAAAACTAGAATCTTAAAAAAATTTTTCCGCAAATACAATAGAAACTACAGAAAATATCCAAACATAAAATTATATAAGCAAGGTCTTGCAGAAAAAAAAATAACGAGATACACCAAACCAGGAGTTGGTAGAATAAAAGGCAATGACAAACCGGAAGGTACTAGTTGGTGGCCAGTTAAGTTACAGACTTTAGACTCTTATGGTTTTAATAATGTTGACTTTATTAAACTTGACTGTGATGGATATGAAGAAAAGATATTACAAGGTGGTGAGACAACCATTATGGATAATAAGCCAGCGATATTTTGTGAACTGCAACCAACAAGATGTGCATCACATGATTGGCTTTTAGATCACGGATATAAACTTATGGATACATATTTTCTAAATGACGAACCACATGATGGGCTATATTTGATAGACTAATATGTGCGGTATCTATGGAATAACATGCAGAGATGAAAAATTTATCAAATCCTACATCGATACTTGCTCGTATAGAGGACCCGATGGATCAAATATATGGTCTGACGACAAACTTACACTAGGACATAATTTATTAGCCATAACGTCACAACCAGAGCAAGGTCAGCAACCATGGCAAACTGACAAGGGAAACATTTTAATATATAATGGCGAAATATTCAATTACAATGAATTATTGCAAACATACAACTTTAAGCCAAAAACAACTTGTGACACTGAATTATTAGCTTTTCTATTGGACAATTATGATCTCAGATGCATTGAGAAAATTGATTCTATGCACGCTTTTGCCTATTACAATAAAGATCAAGGCACTATAACTTTAAGCAGAGATCACGCTGGCATCAAGCCTTTATTCTATGCAGAAACTTCTGAGGGTCTAATATTCGGATCGGAAGTCAAAGGCATGCTTGACCGTGTGCCAAACGCAAGATGTATTGATGATCTAGCTGCCGCGGCTATGTCATATTCTGGATTGAATGTTACACGCAACACAATGTTTTGTAATATTAAAAAAGTGTTACCTGGAGAAACTTTGGTGTACAGCATACAGCATAAAAAGTTTATTCAAAACAATCGGACTATAATTACTCCACAATCGAATGGACTACTTGACCATGAAGAATTTAGGCATGAAGCACACCAAACTGTTAAAATGTGTACACTTGGGATCAGGAAATTTGGTATGTTTTTATCTGGCGGATTGGATTCAACTTTAGTTGCATATGAATTAAAAAAAATATTAGGAGAACTTGATTCGTTTACTAATGAAATGAATCCAAATGTTGTTATTGGTGAAAATTTTAATGATGATGCTAATTGTGCCAAACGATTTGCACAAGATCTACATCTCAACCATAATTCTATTGTTATTACTCCCGATACAATAGAACAATGTTGGGCAGATGCAATGTACACAATGGAACAGCCAGTTTACAACATGAGCATGCCTATGTACTATTATTCAAATAAGTTTTTGAGCAACAAAGGTGTTGTGGTTACAATGGCTGGAGATATGGGTGATGAACTGTTAGGAGGATATCCTAAATATTGGAAGTTACGTAATAATCCTCCTACATCCTTTGGTGACATGATGTGGAAGTGGATGCATAGGATAAAAAGACCTATCAAACTTACAAGCAAAATTGACCCACGAGCAATACATGAAGAACTATGCAAAACTATTCCGGAACAATTATGGAATCCAAAAGATCCTATTAATTCGTATATGGCTGTTGACTGTATTACACAAGTACCAGAAGAATTTTTTTCCCGCAATGATCAGTTTGGTATGAGATTTTCAATGGAGGGGAGATTCCCATTGGCCACAAAACGTTTTATGAAATATTGTTTAGATATACATTCTGATTATAAGATGGGCAAAGATAAATCGGATACAAAACTTCCTACAAAATTAGCCTACAAAAATATTCTTCCTGACTATATCATTAACAAAATGAAAACAGGTTGGACAGTCCCATTAATATACTGGATTAGCAATCATAAAAATTTAGAAACACTTGCAATGAAATATATGCAAGGCAATGACTGTCTCAAAGACACAGTAAAAATGGACAATTGGGATCAAAAGAAAACAAAGATAGTAAGTTGGATGATGCGTTCATGGGCACACTACTATCGGATGCAGTTATAAGCATAACCAGAAGCCATTTCTGATAGTGTAAATTGCTGATGTGCTAGATGCCATAACCAAGGTTGGCGATCCGGGTAGTCTAAACTTTCTATCGTATCAATTTTATTTGCTACAGGATACGCCGCACATTCATGACCACATATTACAGGAATGCCCATACATATGGCTTTAACAGCAACCATTGAATTGAATGTTATAACACAGTAAGCATTTTTAAGATCTTCCTCTAGTGGTTTTTGACTTTTGTGTTTGTCAAATCCGCTTAGTTGCGTAAGTCCGTTAACTGTTTTTACTTGTGGGTTCATGGGCTTGTCTCTCACTACAATTTCTCTGCTTGTTTGCTGTTTTAAGGTGTCTAAAACACCGTTAAGCCATTGTTGTGCATCAAAGAACCACTCTATTGCTCCTGTCGGTGGACATACTATAATTTGTGTCCCAGTTGTTTGCCATGGCGCAAGATCTTGTGCAAAATATTTTTCATATCTATCAGGCGTTTGCTCTGTGATACTAGAATTTGTGTGTGCATTTTTGGTTATTCTATACCAATTTGTTTTGTTGTTATGTCCCGGTAAAAAATATGCATGATCACAGAAGTAATATGTGTGGTCTTTACGTTTCATCATATCCCCTGAACCTCTCAGTATGCCCCAGTAAAAATATTCATCATCAATCATAGGTTGATCATTGGGGATAGGATCTATAATTTTTCCATTAGTGCCTTTAGCCCAATGTTGCACAATGCCTTCTGTGGCTTTACGCATGGTTCTAACGCAACGCATCATACATCCTTTCGAACATGTATTTAAATAGGCCCGATTCAATTTCTTCTTGCGTGTATTGATGCCAACTCAGTGTGGCCAACCAATCTTCACGGTTGTCTGGATGCAGTGGGGTGCCAAAATTTTGTATAGTTTGCGATACAGGACTTGCAGGACAACGAGCATGGCAGTAAACAGGAATGCCTTCAATCAAGGCATCAATGGAGACCATAGAGCATGAAGTTACCACACAGTCTGCATTCTCAAGATCATCTGCAAGCGGTACATCAGCATATGCAGGTCCACTCTTACCGTTTTTCCTTGGCTTATGTCTTACTTTAATTGGCATATCAGTTTTTGTGCGTAACCATGCAACAGTTTGCTGTTCCCAATCCCGCTGGCCAACGTAAGAATTAATTGTATTAGAAGATGGTGCCACTAAAATATAATCACCTTTATTTTTCCTCCATGGCTTCATATCAATGTGTTGTATCCTATCACGGGGAAGATTTGGATGAACTTCTGTCACATGTATATCACTAAAACATATTCTCCAAAAATATTCTCCTTGCGGATTTACTGCCTCTTTCAAGGGATTCCATCTACCCCAATATGGCATATCGCAAAACAGCCAAGGTTGTTTGTTGTTTTTAAGATATATTGCTCTATTATAGTTTCCCACAGCTAGTCCCCACATTGTTGGTATTCCTTTATCATCATGATATTTCATTAAGGGTTTCAATGTATACCACGCTTTTGAATCGGGCCCGTGACGATTGTTAATAATTTTTAGTTTCACTGGATTTTATTCCAGTAATCGTTTTCATGTTTGATGTAAATGTCAGTGCGTTTTGAATGACCATCTATTTTTCTTTTGCCTTTTAAATGATCCATATAAGCTCCTAACGGTGAATTTATAAACACATGCACTCCAGGTCGATGTGGATGACCTTCAGATATATTAAAAGTTTGCATGCCTTGACTTGTGTATTTTTGTAGCAACACCCAAAATAGAAAGGAGTCATGATATTCATTTTCTTTAAACAAAGAATCTGTCTGATACATATTTTGCCAATCTTTCATAAAATGTTGATTGTAATTAGATCGGGTGTCATATATGACAAACCCACACTCAGGATAAATTTTTTGTCTGCCTAGATATGCACAATAATGGTCTTTTGGTAAGAGGCTCTCAATGAAACTTTCTGGTACAGAAGAGTGGGTAACAACATCTGCATCCAACCAGACAACTAAGTCTGAGTCAGCATTGAGAGCCGCATGTGATACACAATATGATTTATGTGCAAATTTTACAGCGTCCCACAAATATGAACGCTTAGGTTTTTTTTCAGTACCTGGCTTTTGTCCATTAGCGTATGGATTGTTTGCATGTCTTTGTTTGAACTCTCCAAGTTGTGGACATGCTTCATTAAGATCGATCCATTCGATTCTTGAACTTTTATTTTTTTCGGCTGGTAGTTGTTCATAGTAAACTTTTAATTTAATATTTTCTGGCCAATGTTCATCAAATGTGTCTATCATTTTTTCACCATAATGGTGATATCCAGCGTGTGACATAGTTGTGATAACCGTAATTGATGTTGGCATGCTAATGACTATTTAAATAGCATATAATGAAAGTTGAGATATTTCGAAATACTGTAAAACGTAGGGGTAAGGGTGCTTCCTTCGAAATGATGAAAGCATGGCGTGAAGGAATAAAATCAGTTGGCGATGATCCTATATGGATTGAAGGAAAGCCTGATCCTGAAAAATGGATGGGAGATCCAAAAGAAAAAGTATCAATACATTTTGGTTATGGTCCTGATAATGCCGGTGACTTTCTAAAAGGCAACCGCAAAAAAATCAGACAGTATCAAGAGAAGAATGGTGGAGTTACAATTGTGTTCGATGGAGGACTATGGACTTCATTTGGCAATAGATCTTCGGATTGGAACAAACACTATTTTAGATGTGCCCTTTGGTCACCTATGCGTAATGGAAATTTCCTAAACGAAAACTCTCCTGGAGATAGGTGGCACCATATTGCCAAAACTTTTAACATTGAAAATAAACCGTGGAAAAATTCTGGCAAATATATTATGCTTTGCACACAACCTAAAGACAATTGGTCGATGGCACAAAAAGATCCCTATGAGTGGGTAGATCAAGTAGTCGAAAAATTAAAAGGGGTGACAGATAAAACATTATTACTGCGTCCACATCCGAACCATGCTGATAAATGTGCTGAGGATATTGGTAAACGTCATCCACAAATAAAAATTGCAGACATGACCAGAGGTGGAGGTATGTTCTATGATTATCGCTGGACATTTTTAGAGGAACTAAATGCATCCGATGTGCATTGTGCCTTGACTCATAATTCCACTGCCGCTGTTGATGCCGCAACATACGGTGTCCCTGTCTTTATGACTTCGGACTTGTGCCTAGCTTGGGACATAGGATCATCTGATCTTGCAAAAGTTGAAACTCCATATTTGCCGGATAGGACACAGTGGCTCAACAACTTGGCTTATGCTAACTGGACTTTAGAAGAAGTAAGAAATGGCACTGTATGGAAAAGATTCAGGCCTCACGTGGAACAAATGATCAATGAGTAATTTAAAAGTTATACTGCCAGCTGCGGGCAAAGGATCAAGATTAAACTTGCCTTATCCAAAAGAAATATTAAGGTTAAACAATGATGATGCACTAATAGATTATAGTTTTAACTTTTTTAGAGATTATGGAAGAAAGGATGTTGAATTCATTATTGTGGTTAATGAAAACAAAACTGAAGTAATAGAATATCTATCAAAATATAAAGATAGGTTTAACATATCGTTTACATTCCAAAATCCAAATGAACATGAATACACAGGAGCCATTAAAAGTGCAAAACATTTATTTGGTGAACACAACTTAGTATTGTTGCCTGATACAATAATGACTTTGCATTCCAACCAAAATCTTTATGATCTAGTGCAATCTGCACTTACAGAAACTGGCTTTACATTCCTTTACAAAAAAGAACAAGATCAAAATATTCTTAAAACAAAAGGATGTGTGCATGTGGATCAAAATTCTATAGTATCTTTGTATGAGGACAAACCAGAAACTAACTTATCTCAGTACAATGCATTTTGGTGTGGCTTTGCTTTTAGAAAAAGGACATTTGATATGTGCATGCAGTACATGGAAAAGTCAACACTAAAACTAAAAATAGATCACAACGAAATACAAAGCACTCCAATATATTTGTCCAAAGCAATCGAGGTTGAAGATTATGTAGATCTTGGCACATGGAAAGAAATACGACGATTACTGCAAAATGAAAATAATAACTGATTGTGACGGAGTTTTATTAGACTGGATATTTGCTTTCGACGTGTGGATGGCAGAACAAGGATATCAAAAACTTCCTGATGCTGACCAACATTTTAAACAAACACAAAGATATGCTTTATCAGAACAGGACGCTTTAACTTTTGTAAGAAAATTTAATGAATCCGGTAGTGTTGGATTTATTCCAGCATATAAAGATGCTGTGGAATATGTTACTAAGTTTGCATCTAAAGGATATAGATTTGAAGTTATCAGCAGTTTACATATGGACAAATACGCACAAAAATTAAGAATAACAAATCTTAAACATTTATTTGGAGATGTCTTTGATTACATTGACTGTAGTTTGGATTTCACCAAAGGCAAAAAAAACATATTATCCAAACGTTACGAACACACTGGATATATTTGGTTGGAAGATTCTGTAGCACATGCTGAAGCAGGTGATGAAATAGGCATGCAAACTTACATATTTGACCATCCGTACAATAAAAGTTATACTGGACGTAGAGTAAAAAACTGGAAGGAACTTTATGACGCCGCATCTAGAGGCTAGATTAGGAGATTATGCAGACACTGTATTGATGCCAGGTGATCCGTTGCGGGCAAAATGGATTGCAGATACATATCTCGATGACTGTAAACAAGTTAACGCTGTTAGAAACTGTCTTGGTTACACAGGCACTTACAAAGACAAAAGAATCTCTGTGCAGGCTGGTGGCATGGGCCAACCTTCAAGTTCGATCTATGTGGAGGAACTTTTTAACATTTATAACGTGCAAACAATTATTAGGGTGGGTAGTTGTGGAGCCATTGCAAAGCATTTAAGCATCGGTGATATAGTGGTTGCTTTAACAGCTAGCACCGATAGCGCCATGGCAAAAAATTTTATCACCGACTTTCAATTTTCTCCATGTGTAACATTTAATCTTTTGGAAAAATTTAAAACACATTGTCCTGGATGTTTTATTGGCGGTGTCACTGCAAACGATTATTTTTATCAACCCAACACTAACTGGTGGAAAGATCATCAAGCGATGGGTGTATTAGCAGTAGACATGGAAACTTATATGCTGTATGCCTTGGCAAATAAATTTAATAAAAGTTGTTTAAGTGTTAACACAGTGTCAGATCATCTTGATGGTGCACACACAAATCTATCACCTTCAGAAAGAGAAACTAGTTTTACAAGGATGGTAGAAAGTGTGTTGTCATTATGAAAATTTGTGTTTGTATTCCTAGTAGAGGAAGATCAAAATTTGTAGAAAGACTGGTCAAATCAGCATACAAAAACTGTAATAACAAAAATAATGTAATTGTAAAATATTATCTTAATGAAGATGATGATCAAATAGATTATTACAAAGATCAATTGAAAATAATGCAAAAGAAACACGGTGATGGGGTTCAGTATCAAATTGGGCCAGATCAAAACACAGTGTATAGTTGGAATAGACTTGCTGAATCTGTCGAAGCTGATTTTTATATGTTAGCAGGCGATGAGGTTCAATTTGTTACTAAAGATTGGGATACAAAAATATTTGCAGTAAAAGAACAATGGCCCGACGGAATCTTTTGTGTGGGGGTGTATGATGGTCGGGACTGGCGTAAAAATAATTGTACAACTCCTGTGGTTACCAAGGAATGGGGCCAAGCATTAGGTTATTATTTTAATCCTGTCTTTTGGCACTGGCAAATAGACAAATACACTGGAGAACTTGCCATGTCGATAGACAGATTTATTTTCCTTGAAACTGTCTGTGTAAAAATGAAAAAAATTAAAGATATTACTGGCATGAGAAATAGAAAACAAGGTGTGTTTGATCGTGACGAATATATGTATGATAAAATGATGCAACTATATTTTAATACAGATCAAAATCGATTGATAGAGGCATGTGATGCTGTCAAAGAATGAAGCAGACAAATGGTTTGCTGAACATATTGAATCAAATATAAAAATTTTTCCTAACAAAGATATAGAACAGCATTTACGCTATGCATTATCCAAAGTTTCCACTAAAAATTTGTTTTTAGAATTTGGTGTAAGAGATAGGAAAACGTTCAACGTTATAAAAGAATATGCAAATGTTGTGCATGGTTTTGATTCATGGACAGGAATGCCATGGCCATGGCAACTAACAAGATTGGTTGAGCCTGAGAAAACAGGCCCGCACTTGGCTGCAAAAACTATTCCCGAAACAGACGACACACAGATATTTTGGTCTGGATTGTTTGAAGACACACTACCAAAATTTATAAAAAAATACGATCATCCAATAAGTTTTTTACATATAGATTCAAACTATTACAGATCTGCCACACAAGTATTATCTTTGCTTGACACAAATATTACCAAGGACACAATTATAGTAATTGGCCAATGCCATGCTTTTGAACAAGCAGATCTCAAAAAATGGAGTAATGTGTGGAACCATGGACTTTTAGCTTGCAAAAATTGGGGACGTAATATACAATTTTTTAGTAGGAATCATTTCTTACAAGCGGCAGGAAAAATAAAATGAAAGCGTTTATAATATATCTGAAAGAAGTGCAAGCCACTGTTGACTCAGCATTAGAATGCAAGCGAACAGCAAGGCAAAACGGATTAGATGCATGGCTAATGGAGGGGTTTACTCCATCACGTGCAGATAAATTCATTCAAGAGCAAAATTTAAAGCCATATCTACCTGGGCCAAAACTTTTCAATATTAAATGGCAGAAAGGTGGCGTACGCGGTTGTATGATATCACATTATCATGTATGGCAAAAGTGTATTGAATTGGATCAACCAATTGTTGTGCTTGAAC